TCAATCAACTTTATTGATTGTGTCAGTAGAGAAGCTATAAGTGTATGTTTTATCCGCTTTCAATTCGGCAAGTTCCGAATTGTTGATTTGTATTTTATACTGACGAATGCTCGAGTTTTTTAATGTGATAGTGTCAGATTGTCCGATAGTATCTGGACTGAATGGCCCAGCTCCCTGTGTCATAACCTGTGATTTATTGACTTTTAACGTGATAATCTCTTTAGCTTTGAAGTCATTTAAATTAACATTATCAAGAATAACACCCTTTGTTTTGTCGATATTAGATACTTTGGTAAAATCGATCTCAACAATATTAACAAATGTATTTGCTGTAGCTTGTCCTACCATATCACTCAATAAACTAGATAGTTCTCTAGCGTACGGAGCGGAGAATTTAGTAGGGATTAATTGCACGCCTTTGGCATATACTTTCCCTATGCCGCTTAATTCGTAATCTGTTGAATATGAATTCAACTGAACATCTCTTACAAATTCGCCAAGGTCTGGCCCTTGCACGGTAGGTGTAACCAATTCAATGACGTGAGTTGTAACTAAGCGATCCATTAAATCGTAGTAGTCAACTCTTACATTGCCTTTCATGCTTTCATCAATAGCCACTCGCATATTGTCGGACTGAAATTCTCGTTTTTCTCCATTATTGATAGCTATTTTGAAGTGCGGCTCGCCTGTGAAGTCGACATAAGTAGCCCCCTCTTTTGGCTGGGTAAAGTTAAGAGATTTAGGCGTAAAATTATTATAGCAACCAGAAAGCTCGATAACTTTCATAATTACTGTATCTACGCTCGTATCTTCGAGCCATATATTGTGTTCTTTTAAGAATTGAGCTGATTTTTCTGCGGCCCCTGCATCACCTTTAGGACCTTTTAAGCTTTTGAGAAATTCACCATCTTTCTTTAATATTTGAGCCGTCTTTTCCGCACTGCCTTCATCGCCTTTATCACCTTTAGGCCCTCTTAAACTTTCAAGCCATTCACTTTCTGTTCCTGTATATCCGTGTGCTACTGCGATAGCGTATGCACTTTTACCAGCGCCATCAACGATAGGCATAATAATATCTTTCCCCATTTTCTCGAGTATAGGTAACGCTGTTTCGTTATCAAATTTTAATGTGAGCGTGTTATCTGCCATAATTACCCCCTAATTGTGCATTGAAATGTCTTGAATAAATGTAATTTTGCCATAGCCTAGCTTAATATGTTCGCTATCGTTGTAAATGAAAGCGTCATATACAAAGTCTTTAGTCTGTAGTTGCTTTGCTGCTGATATATCGCCAGCGAGTGAGAATGTAATGCTCTTTTCTTCGATTGTCGCATTTAGATCAAATACTACAGCCTCATTAGGCCTCTTTCGTATCTTGCATACGCCTTTATATCTTGCGAGGTTCATGTCGCTACCCTCTGGCACTTGATAAGTGATATTAAAATCATGTCCAGCGTGTAGCGTGAAATCGTGTTTTACCATAAGCCACCCCCTTTATGCTTTGGCGATTACTAATATAAATAATTCACCATATGAATATGTTTCCACGTCTTTAAATCCTTGCACGCTGCCGTCGCTACCAGATGTAGCCATATCTAAATAGCGGCTTTCAACAATCGCCTTACGTTTGCCTTTAATGCCGATATTTACCTTATGCGTTCGGTTAGTTCTAAAATATATATCGCAACTACCAACCCAGCGAGCTTTTTGTTGGTTGAATTTATCAAAAGTAATACGTTCACTAGCTTTTCCTAGCCCATCATCTGTTGGTTGTGGAATATAAGGCCTACCACTATTGCTGGAATTACAATAACTTTCAGTCTGTATATATCCTACTGGCACAAAAGTACATTGCGCCTCTGTGAACCCATTAGGAATAGGGCACCAATCACCATGCCGCACCTTATACACCTGCACATCGATATTCTTAATATTATAGCCAGATTGATATATCGAATTAGCGTCAATGCGTGAGCCTGTGATGTTAGCACCCTTAATATTGCCGTTGCGATCTATCTCGAATGTGCCAGTACTATTTTTGAACGTACCACCTGTAATAGAACCGCCTGTTAGGTCGCCTGTATTAATTGATATAGCTGCTAGGTTATCAACTTTTATGTTTCTTGCATTCACGCTGTCGGCCTGTAGCATTTTATTTGTGATGATATTATCATCAAATAATGCTTGCCCAGTAACGTGCAATAACTTGCCGTCAATGCGTGTGCCTGCTGGTGTTAAGTTAATGCGGCTTATAAGCTCTTTGCCGTCGAGCTTTCCGAGTGCATTTGTTACTTTGAGCTCTATGCCGTTGGATATTTGAGTGATTTGTGAGTTTACATTACTGTTTAAATCACTCAAAGAGCGCTGGAATGCACTTGCTTGGTCGATGAGCTTGTTTTCAAAACCATTAACACTAGTCTTGACTGTGCCGACTTCGCCTTTTAGATCATTAATAGCCTTATCCATATTAGATATGCCGAGGCTTTCCATATCGAGTAGATCTTTATCGATTTTAGCTTTAACCGCCACGCTCACGGCCTCTGTAGCAGGGCCCTCGCCGAATATATCAACGTAAGCCACTTTTACGTTGTATACACCAGCCTCTAAAGGAATTGTGAGAGCGTTTGTAGTGGTGAAATATACTTTACTATCTACATATACATTAGCGCCCTTACAGTTCGCAGGAATAGCCTCGAATGTAACGCCTATGCCGTTGATATTGCCTGTTGCTTTTACATTAGTTGGCTGTTTAGGCTGTGGCACGTTATAGGTTAATTCAGCAGGTGCGCCGTAGCCTTTGGCTGGGTTATGTGCGTACAAGTAGACTTTACCAGTCCGATTTTGTAGCGTTCCGCTGTATGTGGTGTTATTACTACGGCCAATTAAGCCGTCATTTTGGCCAACTCGTAAATCAAGCCTTAACTCGTAATAATCTACATCGGCATTTCTAACCTCTAACCAGTTGAAATGCGCCATATCGCCGAATGAAATAGAAAAGCCGAGAGGCTTATTCGGAATTTCACTCTTTAGCTCTACAGTAATACTCTTAGATACGCCCTGCGAGGTGTTTCCGTGCGTATCTTTTACAACGGCTTTAATCTCGTATGTATGGCCTAATTCACAGCCACTTATAATGACTTGCCCCTCACCTGCGCCGCCATATTTCCATTGACCGCTAGGCTCTCTATACCAGATTTCCACAGTATCAAGGCTGTTAATTGGCGGCACATTGAACTCTGCCACCACATCGAATGAATTAACCCTATTAGTGATCTCGTAGTATTTAGTATATAGCGTGAGGTCTGTAACCTCTGGAATAAAGTATGGCGTCAAGGTGTATTGATAAGCCTGCACCTCGTCGAGCCCTTGCTCGTTGCTGCCGAATAGGTTCATTGAGGTAAATTTGAGATATATTGTTTTCCCTATATCCTCTTTACGATAAGGGTATCTAAATAAAGCCTCATCTACACGTACAAACCGCTCGCCAGCGTTATGACTGATTGCATTAGTGCCGTATTGGCCACGCACGAGGCCAGTCAATGAAAATTGATTATTAGGCCCCATATTAGCGCCCTCATAGCTTAGAGCCTCACCATTTACCCAACAAAGCGTATTCGCTCGCTCGGCGTCTATATGTGTGCCGCCTTTGAGTACGCCTTGATTAAGAGTAACCTCGCAGGCGTTCGCTGTTTCGTTGAATGCTAACCGAGTGCGGCCCATTCGTGCTTGTTGCGTAATCGAGCCTATACGGCTATAATTCTCGCCGTTATCTGAAATCCATACAGAGCAACCACCCCAACCAGCTGGCGCATTGACGCCTATAAATACTTGGTTGCCGCCTACATCGCCAACAGTTTGGAAGATTGCCACATCGTTGACGCTCGGCGCTGCTTGGTTGTAATCAATGAAAGGCCGCTCGTTTTCATGCACATCATAACGAGCTGGCGCATAAGTACCAGCAGGCTTGCCCTCTGCTGTAAATTCAAGTTGTCCGTCGGCTGCCTCGTTTACCGCTGTAATAACTACAATCTGCCTATTTAACTGACAGGCCTCATCGGTAAGCGTTACTAAATCGCCTACCTCGAGAGTACAAAACGCCCAATCAAGCCTAAATGTGTATTGAGTTTTAGCGTATAAGCGTTTCATAGCTAGCTGTTCAGCGTAGTATTGAGCCCTAGCCTTTGTATATAGGTAGTGAGCAGTCTTTTTAGAGGCTGGTTTTAAGCCGTTGCGTTGTACATCGGCGACCACCTCAAAGGATACTGTTTCTTTCTCGTAGCCATTGGCACGATTGATAAACTCAACTGTTGCCTCATTGTAAGCCTCACTCGTATCTTTGCGCTTATATAAAATAAGCTGGCCGTCTGAGCCTGCAATAAAATCATCTGCCGTTAAATCATATTGAATTTGGTTCGCTGGCGTCCATGTACCTATTGGCTTATCTGCCAAAGGTACGATTTTAAGCCTGTCAGTACTCCAGAATACAAGGCTATTTGTGATCTCGGCTATATCGTTGATAATGCTTTGAGCCTTAGCGCTCTTTTGCTCTGGCGGTGTACTGATTAATATATCAGCCGCCTTGCAGTATGCTCTAAAGTTTTCAATGCCCTCAATTTGCACATCTGCCCCAACTGATTGCAGCACATGCTCGATATAGTCCGCTGGGTTGACGTCCACGCCGTCGCCTGTATCTCTGAGCTTGCCGTATACCTCAAAATTATATTGCGGTAAGCTGCCACGCTCGCCCAAATCAACCACACCAGCCATATAAGCCAATCCGCTATATGGTAGCGCTTTCTCTGGGTGTTTAGAGAGCATATACGGCCACGGCGTTTGAGCAGCCTCACCATTAAATAAGGTTAGCTCGATTTTTTCGTTAGGATATTGATATATTTCTTTATCACGCCATACCTTGCCAATACCAGCGATAGGCCCCTCACATAGAGCAATAGCTGCGGCTACTGTATAGGTATAGGTAATATTTGTATGCTTTGAGCCGCCACCTTTACCAGTTCTGGTAGTGGTTTTATGCTCATGAGCCGTGAAATCTTCATAATCTATAATGTTACCGCTTACTCGAGTAGTACCCAATATCTCTGGAACTACCTCGCCATATGAGGCTGTATTGATTTGAAAATCTGCGATCATATCGGCTCGGCTAGTTGTACTTTTGCCTCTAAATAAAAAGCCCATTATTCACGCTCCTCTCTAAATCTATACACAGCCCTCAAACGTGAGCGGCCTTTCTTATCATAAAAAATCACATCATCAAGTTTAGATATAATCACGCCATAATCAACGAAAGCATGAATTACAAGCCCTTTACCAATATATATAGCGCCGTGCGAAATACATCGGCCATATTGATATAGTAAAAAATCGCCAATTTCAAGCGGAGAGCCCTCTTTCACTTCATCGGCGACTTGTTGCACGTATTTAAGATATTTCTCTTCTGAATGGTGCAAATGCCACTCATTCGAGTAATTTTCTATCTGTAGTCTATCGGCTTTCATGAGGTCGCTATCAACCACCGCAGCCACTAACAGATAAGAGCAATCGACGCCAGCGCCTTTTACCATTGAATTATTGGCGTAAGGGGTGCCTAGCCACTCAATCGCAGCATTAGCTATCCTTTCGCCAGTCGTTAAAGTATTCATCGTATGCTCTCCTTTAGTGGTACATAAGGCGTTGCCCTGTTCCTATTCCAGTTATTGAATTTATTTTTGCATTCACTAGGCGTTTTATTGCAGCCAGCATATATATAGAATTGGTCGCCAACTCTTGGGCTTACTTCAAGAGCGCTCATATACAGAATTACGCCGTCAACGCTTTGTAATATCTGTGTAGATTGCCCTGCCAATGGGCCAGTGATCCAATCAATACCGCCAGCCGTGTAATAGCCATTCGTGAATGGTATATCAATTCTTACGGAATTAGGGCCAGAGCCTAAAGCTGTAACCTTACCACTCTTTCTGAACTTGGTTATATCAACACCACACTCTTTTGAATACACGCTAAAAGGGCATTGTGGATAATACCGTCTATTTGGGTATTCAATATTGAGCTTTTGCACGATTGATTTAACATTGAGCTTTAAGGTAAGGCCGCCGCCTTGGCTAACCTCGCATAGACCAGTAAATAACCCTACAGCGTCGATAATTGTATAGTTATCATCAAAAAAGGCTCTTTTGAGCGTCATTTGAGCGCCGTCAAAACCTCCATTGTGAGCTACAGCCATAATAGGTACGCCGCCTATTTTGTCTTGCTCATTCGTGGATATGCTAATCGTCATTTTATCAACGCTCACAGTGCTATTAGTGGTTATCTTATCCCTTACAATAATAGGGCCGTCGCTTTTATATATTTGGCCGTTGTATGATACGTCGGCGTCTGCGTCAGCCCAGTAGTAAGATACACCACTACGCAAGCGCAACTCGTAAAGGTCGCAGCTCATGAAATGTTTATCATTGTTTAGGTGCTGTCGTAGTACCTCGTTTATCTCTTTCATAACTGCGCCCCCTATCGAGTAGTAACTAACTTGAATGATTTTGTTTTATATATGTTTGTGAAAATATACTCGGCTGTCATATCACCGCTAAACCTTACCAACCAATAATAGGTATAGTCGGCTGTAATTACGGCATTCGGTGCTACTGTCTGCCCTGCTGCCAATTTAATCACGCCTTTATCGCTAACAGCTCGAATAGGTGAGCCGTCAGCGTATAATTTAAGGTTTTCAACGTGATATACAGGCTCTAGGAAATCGCCGAACTTTCGCACGGCTTGCCATGAACCCATAGCACCAGTACCGAGTTGAATGCCTTTCTCGGCGTTATCCTCTGGATCTAACCAAAGAAATGGAATTGTACCCCCTCGAGTTTTAGAGTAAAAACCCATTAACTCTTTATACTGTGCTGGTGTCAGCACCTCGAACTCTGTCGAGATAGTATATTGTGGATATTTCCAGTTAGTCATGGTGCGAACCTTACCAGAGCCAGAGGTCTTGGTCTTTGTATCCCATTTCTGCGCCTTTTGTGATTTCCACGCCAGCGAGATAATACTAGGAAATTTTAAGTATTCAGCCATAACTACCACGTCCCAGCCGTGCCAACAAACTCACGGTCTTGATTAACTAAAAATTGTCTTAATGCTTGGCCGCCTCTAGTTTCGAGGAACGATCCAAAGCTCTCGGCGTCTATAGCGCTTACGTTGAGCGTAATGCCACCGCCTGCACCCATACCACCATTAGAGCGATTAATGCCCTCGCCTAATCGGTCGAATACTGTATCAGATAAAGGCAATACAGCCTCTTGATACTTACCCTCGCCGATTTGGGCTATTGTGGTGCCATATGCAAGGCCACCCTCTGCGAGTGCTGGCATGCTCTTAGCGCTAAACGCAGCCCCAAAGCTACCGCCAAAGCTGCCAACTGCTCCCAGTGCTGCACTTGCTGCCGTTCCTGCCGCTGTGCTGCTACTCCAAGCCGCTAAGCCTGCCGCTGCACTAGCGCCGAATGTTGCCATACTTACCTGTTGAGCAAGAGAGCTCCAAGCAGGTAATTGGGCTTGTGCTGCTGCTACGCTTGCCGCTGTTTGTTGCGATTGTAGCATTTTACCGAGTACAGCTTGCTTTACTTGCGCTGCGATCCATTGAGCCACGCTATCGGATATGGTTTTTAAAATAGCCTTACCCATATTTTGAAAGGCTTGTGTAATTGACATTGTGCCTTGTAAGAGTCCAGATATGCCCTCTTGCAACTTATCAATACCAGCACTCGCACTTTCCCATATAGCGCTTTGGCCGTTCCAGTGGCTATCCATTACGGCTTGTTGGTATTCATTGAGTAGCTCTTTTCTGAGCTCATAGCTTTGTTGTGTAGCCACATATTCAGCGTCAAGAGCTGATTGCAACGCCTCAAAGTCCTGTGTTCGCATAGCCTCGTCAATATTCCATTTCTCCTCAGCCATTGTGCGCTGTAACTCTAGGTATTTATCGCTATAATCTCGATGAACAGCAAGCAACTCCTCAGTCTTTTGCTTTTCAAAGTCAACTCGGCCATCCTCTGTCATTTCAAACAGAATGCCTCGCTCTTTCAGTGTGTCAATGAAATGCTGTTGCTGCATTTTGTCCATTTGAACAAAATCATCGCTGTACTTATCCCATTTGTCGCCGATAGCGTCTATTGCGTCGGTGTATTCTTTTGTGAATTGCACCATAGGCGAGGCCGCCCCTGTGCTATCTTTAACGGCTAGGCTTAACTCGAGATCTTTACGCATATCACGAATGTTATTCTCGATTTCTCGCATTTTCGCCATTTCTTCTTGTTTGGCTTTAATGCGTTTCTCGGCATATACGGCGTTTAATAGTTCAAGGTCTTGCTGATAGTTAGCGTTGGCTGCCTTTGATTTCTCGAGCTCGTCAAGTTCTTTCTTGTACTCTAACTCGAGTAGTTCTTGCTTATTGCCGAGCATTTCAAGGTACGATTGCAAGATTTTCTCATGCACCTGTTTTGCCTCTTTTTCGAGGTCTTTACCTTTGCTGCCTTTTCCGCTGCCACCTTTGCCTTTTTTACCTTTGCCGCCGCTAGTGTCGTAATCTCCACCGCCACCACCGCCAACATCGAGACCAGTATCACCGCCGCCAGATAAGCCGTTAAATACTTGCGAGGCCATATCGCCAGCAGTATTTACAATGTCCTGCGCTGTATCGGCGCTGATAGTGTCAACTTGTGCAATAGCGGTGAACGTACCGCCAAAGAATTTGGCCACTTTATCGCCTACGCTGTTGAGTTTAGCAATAAGCCAGTTCAAAGCCTCAATAATCTTATTAACGCCCCAAACTGCAGTATGAACAATTGTCGAGAATACCGAGCTTAAAGCACTACCAAACCCATTGCCAGCGGCAGCCGCTGTAGCAAATACTGTAACCAATGTTACAAGTACAGAGATTAATAACCCTACAGGGTTGGCTTTCATTACGAGATTAACAACCCTCTGCGCCGCTGCTGCTGCTAATGCACCGCTACGAACAGCAATATAAGCGCCTCTTACGCCAGCCAGTACAGCCGTTAATAGCGCCGATACTGTCGCTGTTCCTGCCATTGCAGCTCTTAATACCACCATAGCCGCCGCATGTACTTTCGTGGCTGTAGCCGAGGCTACCTCTGCCACTCTATACGCCACAACTTTAACGGTAAGGGCTGCCGTTTGAGCATTACATAAGGCAACAGCTGCCCTATAAGTGGTAAATGCTACCACCACGGCCAATATGGCTGCCGACATTCTCGGCATAGTCGTAATAAACAAAGAGCCAAAGCTGCGAACTGTCTGCGAGATAGTGGATATTGCTATTCGTAAGCCTGCAAAAGCTGTGCTAATTAAGCCTATAGAGCCTTGCGCTGCTACTGCCATGCCTCTGATTGCTACGCCTACGCCCTCACTTAACGCTTGGAATTCGCCACTTTGTGGAATAGATGAAATCTGTTCAAGTACAGGCTGAAAGGCTTGTATTAATTGGTTTTGAATAGATTGTCCTACCTCGGCGAATGTCATAGGAATTTCGGAGAATTTCTCGTTTGTTTCCTCTGCGCTGCCTAGCAGTGCATTCTTAATGATGTCGGCTGTAATGAGGCCTTGCGAACTCATTTCTTTTAATTGGCCAACGGATAACCCCATTTCATTGGCAATAGATTGAGCTAAGAGCGGCGCATTCTCCATAATAGAACGGAATTCGTCGCCTTGTAACTTACCTGCAGCCATTGCTTGGGTAAGTTGGTACATAGCAGCACTTGCCTCTTGCACACTAGCGCCAGAGATTTTAAATTGCTTATTCAACTGTTCCACAAAGGCGATTGCCTCATCATTCGAGCTGAAAGCGTCTTTTGCCAGCATATTGAGCTTTGCCACACTGTCGGCCATGTCGATATAGCTACCTCTCGAGCGATTGGCTGCGCCATATATTTTGTCCATGATCTCGGCTGTAGTTTGTGAGCCGTCATTGATTAAGTTGATACGAGATCGAATGCTCGTCAATTCATCGGCTGTTTGTGTAGCAGCAACTGCTACATCTTTGATTTTGTCAGCTACTAACCCTATACCAGTAACAGCGCCAGCGAATTGCAAGCCCTTATTCATTTGAGATACGATAGATTTTATCTCTGCACGAATACCAGCCGCCTCTTTAGCTACTTTATTGCTCGCCTCTGCCACACTTTTAGGTAGCTCAGAGCTTATCGTATTAGCCACCTTATTGACGGCCGCCGTAGCCTCTGAACTGTCAGCGCTTATGCGAACATTAATATTGCTATCTGCCATTTTCTATATCTCACCCCCTGCCTCTCTAAATTCACGGATAAAGTCCGCCTCTGCTTGCCGCTTTTCGGCTGCTGTTGGCGGATATAGAATGTCAATAAATTTCTTAGGTTCGATTGGCTCGGCTAGCTGCGTATTCATGATATTAGCCACCCAGAAAGCTCGGTTTGTATCCTGTAGTTTTTGCCTACGTTCATACCCTCTGACTAGCTTTCTGTATTCCATAGGCTGCAATCGCATAAATTCCCACGGTTTCAGCTCCAACACGCTATACGCAATATCTTCGGCGTTTCGTACCCATAAAGAAAAAGAGGGGGCAACTTGGCCCCCCTCTAGTTTTTTGATTGTTCGGCCTCGTTTTCGATAGCTACCTTATCATCTGGCGTGAGCTCGTTTGGGTACATTTGATAGTACATTTTAGAACCCAAAGCACCGCTTGCAATGATCGCTTGCATGAGTGGTGCTTGTAATGATAATAGGCTCATGTCTTTGGTTTCATCAGAAAGTAGCTCGTCAAACAATTCATAATATTGTTGTGCGTTGCGTTTATGCTGTTTCATGCCGATTACATAGCCTGTGATTATGCTATTGATTGGCCAAATGCTCATTTGTAAGAGTTCCCCAATCGGTTTCCCTACAGCAGCCTCAAACTCCATGAGGCGCTGCATATTGAACATTAGATATTCGCCATTTTTAAAAAAATCACAATTCACTTTTTTCATAATTAAAACTCCCTATTTTAGCGCTAATTTAGGATAGTACAGGTATATAAGGCTACCTATCAGCCTTATAATGTTGGTGCTGGTTGCAACTCAGATAATGGGCCTACGCCGTTCAAAGAGCCTTTATAAGTAGCCACGCCGTCATGCGGTGTAGAGATAGAAAGTTCTGTAACGCTTGCAATACCAGTGAAGAATGTTTTATCTGGATACTCAAATTTGATGTGTACATTGTCGCCGTCCAAGAATGCTTTTTCTAAGAGTTTCAAGCTTTCCTCTTTAGGCATTAAGAGTGTTTCAATCGCAAAGCTCCACTCTTTAAGGCCTGCGATTGTAGATTTCCAGCCGCCAGAGCCCTTATGAGAGGCGTCGATAGAGTCAGCTTTACGAGATAAGTCGCCAGAGCGTTGACCGCCTAACAATAGCCATTTAGCGCCTGTTTTTTCGTTTGTACCTACATTCAAATATAATAGGTAGTTTTTGCCTGCTGTAGGCATATCCACGGCCGCTGGTTTGTATAATGTTTCTGCCATTAATAAATACCCCCTTTAGTATTTAGATTTTCTTTTAAATCGTACATTTTAGCCTCAAATCGGTATTGCGTACCGATAAACGGCCTCATGCTGTTGTGATCGTCTGTTTTATTTGTGCAGCGAATATCAATAATTTGATAGCCGCTTTCTTGCAATACGCAATATTCCCCATTAAGTGCGCCGCATTGCTCTCTAAACTCGATTAAGATTTTCTCTATCTTGCTTTCAAGAGCTGCAATCTGCTCATAAGCTACATCGAACTCATGACTATCTGATTTAGTCCAGCACTCGATATAAAACTCTTGTTTGAGCATATTGTGCACATTCTCATCGGCAGGCGTTGCCTCGCCTCGTCCTAGCATTACCATTCCGAGCGTATCAACACCAGCATTTTGAGGATTTAAAAAGCCGAGCTTGACTTGTCCGTCAAACCCAGCTTTCTCGATTGCGTATTTAATTTTATTCAATAATTCGAGCCACATATTAGCCACCTCGATATAGAGGTATACTTCTATACCCTACATACTTATCTGGTCGCCCTGTGAGCTGTTCCGCTGTGATTTGAGCCTCTAAAACCGAAATTCTATCATTGATATATTTCAATTTCTTAGAGTAGAAATCATCATCTTGGCCGTTTCTGCTGTATTGCCCAGTTAAAGAGGCGGCTTTATTAGAACAGGTTTCTCGGTAGCAATAGAGCGTTACGAGTTCATCTGCAACAAAAGAGCGAATGACATCGCCCTCTTGCACGCCTAGCCGTTTAGCTAATACATACAGCCAGCTCTCGGCTTTCCTTAAAGTTGTTTCAAGCACATTAGGGCCTAGTAGCTCATCATCGAATGCCATATCTTGAAAGTTGTATAACATGTATGTAACCCCTTACAGTTTGATGTGTAGTTCTGTTCGCTTAGCGCCTAGCTCAATATCTCGAGCAATATCGCCAAGCGATACATTGACGGCTTTCGAGAATATATCATGAACAGCCTCACGGCTATTGTCGAGAGCCTCATATAAGAATTGGTCAGGCTGTGTACCTCTATGAAATACACGTTTAGCAAAGACAAAGCCATTGCCACCACTTGGAACCCAGCGCAACGATTGCTTTTCTCGAGGGAATATATAGTGTGCTTTCGTGCCCTCATGAACGAAAGGCCCATAAGGAGCTAGATCACTGTCGATATATACCTCTGCTGTTTTGTCGCCAATCATGCGCACGTCTATAGCTCTTTCGAGCTGACCGCTCCGAGAGGTAAAGCGGTGAGTGCGTTGTGCCTCTTCCTGTACCTCTCGAGCGCTGGCTCTTATAGCTTGTCGTAGGCGTTTTTCAAACACATCTCTAGCGTTCATGATTATTTCTTACTGGACTTTGTAGCATTTTTGCCCTCGCCGTCTGTCGGCTCTGTTTCTGGTTCAAATTCTGGCTCTAATACAAAGCCTTCATCAAGCCATAGCTCGAGAGTGCTTTCATCGTCCGTGTATCGAACCTCATTCATACGAATTACTCTGTATTTACCCATAGTTACCCCCTAATTAAGCGCCAAAGTTTACCCACAAGGACGCTAAGCGGTTCTTAGGAACCCACACGTCATGGAACTTTCTATAATCGATAGCCCATGCGTCGGCTTGTTGGTTGATTGTTGGATCAAAGATGCGCATTTTGTCTGTTTTGGATACTGCGATAGGAGCTTTACGGCTCATAATTAGCCAGTTGATAGCCTTTGCACCTGTATCAGCTTTAAAGCCGCCTTTTTCTTGGCCTGTAGTTTTGCCGTCATTGAAAATGTATTGAGATTTTAAGCGTGCGCTAGATACTCCGATGATAGGAATTTCATTATAGGTTCTAACACGAGTATTGTATTGGCCTTGTGTAAAGTTAGCTACATTGAGCATGCCCTTAACGCCTACAGCCTCATTCAAAATACCTTGAACTTGTGCGCTCATTACGATTACTAAATCGCCAGTTTCGCCGATTAAGTCCTCAATTTCCATGATTTCTTTGTTGAGCTGCTTGATGATGTTAGTATCATCTGGAGTGAAAGCGTCTGTTTTACGGCTTTCTTGTTTAGCATATGCAGCGATTTTAGAGTAGCGGTATGCGTCAACTTCAGGAATAACTTGCTCTTTCTGGAACGTAGTCATAACATTTGTAGCTGTAGCTAAGAAGTTTGTTTCGTCAACGTCCATAGAGTCAAGAGAGAATTTACGGCCACGGTCTTGAGTGAGTTTGAAATCTTTGAAATTCAAAGATACAGAACCACGATTAAAGCCGTTATCACGATCATAGTTAGCCAAGCCGTCAACGGAAAGAGTCGGAATTTTAACAGTATCGCCGCCGTTGTATTTAACGTCGCCAGCATTGGCCTCCATAAAGCCAGATGTAGCAGCCACTAACATTTGTTGGTCTAGTACTGTTTGGAAATTTTGAGCCATTTGCAAAGTATTAATTGCCATTGATTATTACCTCATTTCGTCATTAAAAATTAACCCTCGCTAGGTGGTTTAATACCTGCGATTTTGTACATTTCAGCTAATTGACTATTGCCGTCATTCGCATTGCCTGCACCTACACCGCTGCCGCCGTTTTGCGCTGTTTTAACCGCATAAGGCTTGTCAGCAAGAAATGCCGTTGCACACTCCTCGATAGTGCCGATTGTGCCGTCGTCTTTTGTCCAGCCATAAGAGCCGTCTTGTTGTACGGAAATCTGCCCAGCTATGAGCTTGCTGAATGTTTCGGCGTCTGTACAATTAGCTTTTGTTAGCGCTGCGATTGTTTGAGCGCTGATTTCGGAATTAGTACGTTTCTCGATCTCTGCTTGGCGAGCTTTTTCTGCTTGCTCATACTTATCTGTAAGACCTTTGATTTGTTTCTCTAGAGCCAAGATTTCTGGGCTTTTTTCGCCTTTGTGAGCCTCGTATTCGTCAACCTTACCTTTTAACTCATCTCGAGCTGTCGTTAAATCGGTAATCTGTTTCTCGAATTTAAGACGGTCGGCTTTGGCCGTCTCATTAATACGAGAGATTTCGCCTTTAAAGCCTGCCACGAGGTCTTTGCCCCCCTCGAGTTTTTCAAGTGCTGCGTACAATTCTGCTAAAGTCATGAGTCTTTCTCCTTTTCGTCATGAATTACGCCACATTTCGCCGCTTGCTAATTTGTGGCAATATAAAAGGCCCATGCATTCACTTGCATAGGCCTGTAGGTCTAAATTATTTGTTTTTCTTTGGTTTTCTAGGCTTGAATGTTTCCCCATTCCAGCCCCTTGCGTAGTCTTTCCAGTTAGCTTTACCGCTTTTAACCTCTTTACTTCCGCTTATACCGAGTAATTTCTCTCTGTGATCACGAGAAATAGACTCTATATATCGCTTGCCGCCCTCGTCTGTGTTATCTTTTGCCTTTGTAATATCTACTTCAAAATCATATACAGGCGATATTCTACACATGCAGTGAGGGTGAGCAGGTAGTGTAGGAAATTTATCTTTAGGATATACCCCTTTACCTAGCCCATATAAATCGGCGTTAGCGTAAAAGTCGCATATATCATAGCGAGGGTGTCTACTGGATAATGTCCATTTCAAGGCGACTACATCATCATCGTTGATATATCTATTCATTTGTCCGTCAGCATAAGCCCTAGCCATTTCTGTGCGAGCTATTCGCTCGGCGTTGTATCGTGCCTTTTCTTGTATGGCCACAGTAACAGCCCTCGAAAGGTCTATAGCGTTGCCCTCATCTACCGCTTGAATTAGCTCAGAATAGGCAGCTCGTAGGCTAGGCGTTGTATTCTGCTGCACCTTACGCTCTGCTCGCCTAATTACTCGCTTAAATCGAGCTAATTCCTCATCATTGAGCGATTGAGGCGGCTTTAATGCTCTAAGTCGTTCAATATGCTTGGGGAGTTTATCGGTAGCGATAATGCCACCCTTGCCATAGCCCTCGAATATCGAACGAGCAAGGGCTTTTATACCCTTGCCACGTTTTAATGACTGAGCGATAATTGCCGATGTTTCACGCTGCACTTTATAGGCGTTGCGATGTAGTCGTTTAGAAAGATTTAAGCCGTCGCTAGCCCAAGCCGCTTGCATAGCCTCACTAATTGATTGAGTCGTGTAATTAAAAGGCCTATGTCCTGCCACCGAGAGCGGTGTAAGCACACTATGATAGGCTTTATTGAAATTTTCAACCATATCAGCCGTCAGAGGGCTTTCTAACATTTCCATAATAGGATACGACTTATAAGCGATTTGAACGGCCTTATCGGCTGAATATCCAAGCGATACTAATTCACGCACCATTCTCTCGAATTGCTCGAGTATTTCGTTAAGCGTTTGGCTAGTCTGTGTCATTATCGCCACCGTTTAGATCATCATCGTTATAGGTTTTGTCTTGGGCTTTAGTGTCGGCCGCTGTCTGTGCCTCTTTAACGATTGCGTCTTTAGTTTCCTTTTCCAAATTAGGCATGTAAGCGTCAATTACTTTCTTTAAGATTTCATTGTCGAATGTGTCGGACTCAAATTCTAAGTCTTTAGCCTGTTGTGCCTGTGTAAGGCTTTCAGTAACATCATTTACCTTGAAATCTTTTGGATATTCGCAAAAATACTCTAGGTTATCGCCGCTCCATAGCTTATATAGCTCGATAATGTCGTACTCTGCATTCTCACAACGTACCGCAAAGGCTGCGAGATTTTGATTAGTACGTTCAAAATCCCATTGTTTAGCAACGCCGCTCTTCGCTTGCTGTACACCGATTACACTATCAATGCCACTCATGCGATACATTTCATTGATAAGCTTATCAATTTGAGCCATAAGCACCTCGGCTGGCCCTTTATCTGGTGCGATAAAGTTCGGCGCTTTGCTTGACTCAAATGGATATGCGAGCAAGTTATCAGTACCGATAGTTACGTCTTGCAAGCCGTTATTATCGACTGGCATAGTTAATATGCTAAATGTTTGATTGTATAGAATTTGAGAGAGTAAAGAGCATAAGTTATATACATGAGCATTTGTTTTAGCGATACTCAAATACTCTGGCGGTGGAAGAATATCACGCTTACGTGCCGCCCTGCCAAACCATTGAACCACAGGAATGCGTCCAATGTTATGCTCACCTTTGCCGATAAGTTTGTTCTCATCATCTGTGATTTTCCATTCGGTAGGCGTCCATGTATGGCAACGTGCTTTGATTGTACCGTCCGCATTCTTCAAATAGGTTGCATAAGTAAATAATTTGAGCTTGCCGTTGTCGTCAAACTCATAATTCACTACGTTCTTAGGCTCAACAGCCGTGAGGTAAGGCATAGACCTATTAGCCAATGTTTCAGCCAAAGAGTTGCCAAACTCGCTCACGTTATCCACTACAATATACATAACGCCATAAAGCTTGGCTGCGTTAGCATTCTGTTCTATGAATTCCTGTAACGATGTGCCTTGACGGTCTACATCGTTGATAAACTCATCAAATAATACAGATTTGCCGTATTCTCGCTTGATTTCGTCTTTGAAGATAGGATCTACAGAGGCATTCAAAATAGGCCCTGTGTAATTTAAGTAGTAAGCTATCTTGCGTCTAAAAGCGATTGACTGCGTACTCTCTCGAGCGTGTTCCGTAATCGCCATTCCAGTAGCGAACATACCGCTACCATAATAGGCGTCATGCAGTAGCTCATACTCCTCTAATCGAGGATTATTATTAATTATTGCCATATTGCCCCTTTCTAATTGATGTTAATTCTGCCGCTACGAACCTGCGGCGCATTGATTTTCTCTGCTATACCTGTGAGTGCGTCTGGGCCGTCGTCATGCGCATTCTTGCCCTCTCGCTGATACTTTGTAATATCAGCGGCAAACTGCGGCCACCTATCACGCCAATTACGAGGCATATATACATGGTTCATTACCCATGTAGCATTAGACTGAATGCGAGCTATCTTATTACCGCTTTGATGAAAAGCATTGATAGTGCATTTATTCGAGTTGTATTTGTTTTTAAGGATACTTTGAACATTACGGCTAAACCCTCGGCCGCCGTTATTGCTTTCTATATCCGCCATATTTACGCCGTTACGATGTAGCATATCTGCTACTGCTGGCTCTGTGGTTTCCATAGCGTCTTTGGTGTATATCACATCAAGCACGTAAGCCTCGCCGTCATATACGCCGTATACAATACTAGCCAAGTAGTCGCTGCCAGTATCGGCGGTGTCTGTGTAATTCTTAATACATGAAAATAACACGTTACCTTTATCATCTCTTGGCAACGTGTCATATGTGAGTATTTGGCTATATAAGCACCCTTTAAGGTCTATCGGTATTTGCTGATAGTTGGCGCTGGCAATATCCTCGCCCATAGCTCTTACTTTTGATGTGTAAGAGGCTTTGGATAGCACCTCTTCGCAAAGCATAGAGCCGTCATCTTGTAGTGCTTTCATGGTAATGACTTTAGCTTTAAATAACGGATCGTCCTTAAAGTGTTCTATCGCTCGGCCTGCTAAGTCATCGCTTGCCCAGCGTGTCATAATAATGATAATCTTACCGCCCTCTTCAAGCCGTGAAAGCATGGTATTAGTAAACCATTCCCAATGTTTCTCTTTCACACTGGCATTGTAGGCCTCTTCGCTATTCTTAATGATGTCGTCAATGATTAAGAGTGTAGCGCCAAAGCCTGTAGCTGTACCAGTTGGCGAGGTTGCAAGATATGAGTTAGTGTATCCCTCTAAGCTCCATAGGTGCGCCTGTGCGTCGCCTACGGCTACTCTTACATTTGGGAATACATCAGAGAATACAATAATATCCTCATCGGCCTTATTCTCTTGAACCGCATTTCTAACTGATTTACTAAACATCTTTGAAAGCGTTTCATTGTAAGAGCCGGTCATTACTTTAATAGCTGGGTTATTGCCCATGCACCATTGTGTAAGGTGCTGTGCTGTCAAACTCTTGCCATGCCGAGGCTATGGGGGCAGGTTCAATATAAGCACGTTATACTCATCATTTTTAATAAAATCCTCTAGCTCATTACACAACTTAACTAAGTACTTACGGCTCTTTTTGTAAAAGCTGCCTGTCTTTAGCTGACAATAATAAAAGAACTCACGCCGAGCGAGTTCTCTTTTAGCTAACTGTATGATCTTATCTTTGTTATTTCGAACCTGCACGCCCTCACCCCCTTTACACGGCTATATACAGATTGAGCCTATTTCTCACCAATGAGCTTTTTAATATCAGCCGTATCAATGCCATCAAATGGGTTTTTCACCTGCACGGCTGCGTCTACAACTTTAGTATCTCGCCATGCCTCTGGGTTTCTGTTTTTAAGCCAAAAAATAAGAGATGTAGAGTTCGGCTGTACATGTTTAGTAACAACCTTAACAGGAACTAATATTTTCTCTCCTGTTTCTCCATCTTCCATTCCAATTTGTGTAACTTCATCATAAGAATAACCCATAGCGCTTTTAAGTAAGGCGTTCTCAACCATGATGTCTACTACTTCCTTGCCTCTTTTTATGGCCTCAGCAAATTGAGGATATTTCTTTTTCCAATCATAAAGAGTTGTAGTAGTAATGCCGATATTATGCGCTATCATTTCATCTGTGAGGCCGTTGCGAGCCCAGCCCTCTAAGCGAATAAGGTTATCAGCCTCTAGCCATTCTTTATATAAGCCTTTTCGGCCTGCATTACTCTTTTTCTTTGTCGCCACGATCTCACCTCTTTTATATGTGTAAATACAAAAACACCTCGAACAGAGTACCCTAATCTCTGCCGAGGTGTTTTTGCGTATGTCTATAGTTGAAAGAAAGGAGGATAGAATGAAACGTATAAGCACCATTCACCACTAACATAGTACCACATATATTTAGTACTGAATATGACAGCTTTATGACAATTTATAGAGCGTATGCACCAAATAAATATATACTCAAATCATCTATCCCTTTGTCGAGCCACCTATATACATTTCGTTCTACCGTGTTATGCTTTTCTGCGATTTCTGCAATCGTTAAATCGTTGATATACCTATCAATTACGCAGTCGCAATAGTGCTTTTTATTGTTAATGCAGGTTATGCGATATACATCAAGCATTTTATCTATATGCTCTATGATTAACTCGGTGCGCCGTTTACTAGCGAGAATGGTTTCAATCTGCAGCAGTCCTCTTCGATTAAAAACCTCATACAATACTGTTTGTAAGTCGCTAGGTGTAAGCGTATCCTCTGCCTTTGCAATAGCGCTCTTACAATGTGCTTTCATGGCCGTGTAGCCCTCGAGTAGCGTTGTAGTATTCTTATAGGCCCTCTCGTTTTTCTTGGCGAGCATATCCTCATTTCGCCTATTAAATTCGGTTAAGGCCGTTTGTGCTGCTGTTTCTGCTGCAATCTTAACGATAGCCTCTACTTCTAACTCGGTAAAAGTGCACCCCTTACACTCCATTTAATCACCCCCATACATAGTAAAAGCCAGCAGTTAATAATAGTATCATTCCGATTGCAACTAGAACACTAAACGCAATAGAGGTTATGAATATAAGGCTTATGCGCCTATTGAATTTTTCCTCAACAGCAAAGTGTGCCGCCAATCGTGCTTTTTCTAATTTTTGCATTCGTCCATAATCTACATAGCCTTTAAAATGTAAGCGATCATTGTTATTCTGATTTTCCAATTCTAACCGCCTTTCCGTTCTTGACTTTGTAAATGACTTCTTCATTAAAATAAACGCCATTAGGAATACGATTATTTTTGATGAGCCAATGCTTGAATAGCTTTTCAATGGCTGTGTCGAGTTCTTCAATTTCTTTAGATGTTACGGCGTTAAGCGTTTCATCGTCGAAAATTTTATCTATTAGTTGCTCATCTGCCTCGCTGATTAAATAATCAGCCATTCCAGTAGTTCTAGGCCACCATTGAGAGCAAGGCACCAGATAAAATATGTCCTTACCGCACCTTTGAGCCTCTTTTACACCTGCCTCTTTTGCCTCTTTTAAGCCGTGTATTTCATTTTCTCGTGTCCATTTATAGCAGCCACTCTCGAGAGTAACGATATAAGTATCAGTTTTCATCGTCGCCACCTGCTAATTTTACATAACTCCAATTAAAAGGATACGTATTATCACTCCACGATGTAGCTCCATTACGGAATGCGAACACCTCTCCATTTTCATACTTTGCGAAATATCTTCGTTCCCATTTGATTTTATTTTTGCTAACCAATATAGGCGTATCCACAGCAACCTTGCTCCAATCAACAATACCTAGATACTTGCCAATATCGAGATAATTCGGCTCATTGAAATCTGGTATCAAATCACTCAATACATCAATTCGCTCAAAGCTGCCCCCAACATATTTATGATTATCCAGAGTCTCTGGCTGCTGTTTTGTAGCTATATATCCACCCAAGCCGCCAACATGAAAAATGTATTTAAACCCTCTGTCATATAATTTTTGTAATAGCCATTTACGGCCCTCTTTATCGTTCATGTTATACCCCTTTTTATTTTATGAACTCATCAAAATCATAGCAGCGATCGTAAAGCATTTTCTACGCAATCACACTCACTTTGACTTTTATAGAATTCACGAATTTCTATCGTGCTGTTTTGATTTCCTTTGTCTTTTATAGAGAGTAATATACGATGTTTTTTATCCATTACAACCAGCAAATAAGCTCTTTTATTCTTTTCGATTTCTATTACAATTTCGCCAGTTGTCGTAATAAAATAATCTCTTTTTATACCCTCTATAAACTCTACGATTTTTCCTATTTCAATACTTGTTAGCATATACTAGCCTCTCCTAACCGCCTAATGTTGGACATTCACATTCCCATTGATAATCACCAAACTTATGCACATTATAAAGGATTTCATCACCATTAGAGTCATATTCAAATTCTTCTATAAATTCTAGTCCTCGCTCATAACACTTACCCTTTATGTCAAGGTTATATTCCTTTGCTAATTCTTCATAACCTTGTCTAACAACATTCCACGCATGACATAGTTTTATAGCAAATATACCTACGCCATTATCATTGCAAAAGATCCCGTCATTAGCCTATGCTACATCATCGCACTCTACATATGTGCGGACTAGAGATTTTAAGAATGTATTTTTGTTTTCAATGTATGGGATTAGTTCCTCGTCATTAATTTCAGGCTCTGATTGTTCAAATTCGTTTTCAATAAAACGCTTTAAGTCCTCTAATGTGCCTCTAAACTTAACCCAACCTACGCACCAATTTGGCATATCCTTTACCTCGTTTCATTAATACTCTTAATACTTTACCAATGGTAAAGCTATTTTCTGTTAATTGAATTTTTATATCTTCTACAGATAGCTCGATAATCTCTTTAACTTCAATGACTCTATAACCTAGATCATCTTTCACCTTGATATATACCCTATAAGGTTTATCTTTAGCAATTTTTCGAGCGTAACTTAAAGCCTTATCAAGCTCTTTATTTGTAATATAATCGGCGCATTTCAAGATTAAACTAGCGCCTTTTGAGTATTGATGTATCTCAAATTCATCAAAGCCATGTTTCGCTAACTCTTCCATGCTACATAGCATTATTTTCCCACCTCTCTACCAATTAATCTGCACAGTTCGCATTTTACATATGATCTTGTAGCCTCGATATAGCTATCTAGTTCGTTATGTTCTAAAATTTCAGCTCTTGCTATGCTGCTCAAATCGACTCTTACGCCGCAATTTTTATAACGCCAGATATACCCATATATTCTGGTATTAACTATAACGGCCTCTCTTTGCTCAATAGAGGGCACGATTATATCGTTACCTATAACAATGGTTAAAGCCGCTCTTAACTCTATTAGGCCTAGTGTGCTTTCAAATCTATTCATGTAACACACCTACTTTTTGAGCTCTGCGCTAACATACGCCACTAATGATACTGCGAATGTACCAAGAGTTAAGCCAATTAATCGCAATACATCGCCGCCAGTAACGCCGAATAAACCAATTAGCCAAAGAACTGCCGCAATAGCAAGCGCAATAAGCTCAACTTTCATCGCTAGAATAAAAACTATGGATACTGTGTATAGTAATGCTTTCATTTTTTACCTCATTTCAACCTTTCCAATGTAACCCCTGCGCTCAAAAGGCGATTTCTCACCGCGCAGAATGACGCTCCGCACTTGGCTGCGATTTCTCTTATCGTTAATCCCTCATTTCGTAAACTGATTAATTCATTTACATTAATATCGGTGCGGCCAAGACGTCTTTTATGTGGCTTTCGTAACCCTAACTCCTTTAGCGCCTCATCTGGGCTTTTACGCCCATATATGCAAGCGCCAAGAGCGAACCAGTTACCAGCGTATACAAGTTTCATAATTCCCTCTTTCATTACTGCTCATAATATTTAGGCTTTCCGATTTTACCCACAGCAATTTTGCAAAATATATGAAACGCTCATAATGTGAGAATAATTCTTTACAATAACTGGCATTTCTTCAATAAATTTAGAAAATTCTTCACTGGTTAGGCTTTGCATAAATTTTATTTGTTTTTCTTCAAATTCATTTCTTGCCTTGCGTGCCTCATTTATTGTTTTGTATGAACCATAGCGCCCTACATTATCGCTACCATTGCATTCTATTAATATTACCGTATACATTTACTGCCACCCATTTATACCTTTCCATTCATCTAACATAAATATCGCTTTTCCATTCTTTTTGGCGTGATCCAACTCACCTCTGCACCCTCTGCTATGCTCCCAATCTTCACAAAGCACTAACACGTCGCAATGGCTCAACAAACCAATGCATATATCAAGCCTTCTTTGATATTCATCGCCTGTTAAGTACATAAAGCCGTAGTTATGAATTGGTGATACGTAATCATGTGTGCTGTCGTTAAGTACTAACTCATTCATGATTTTATCTATTTTGTTTTTGTTGCTTTCCTTACCGCCGTAAGGGTGAGCAACGTATACAAGTTTCTTTGTCATACTAACCTCTCTATTTCCCTATAGCTGCTCAATTCTATCTAATAAATTAAACACCTCGTCGCTTGTTAAATATCCGATTACATCATCTGTAATCGGTGTATCATAACAAAGCTCGCCATGCTTTAATACAGCCAACTCATACGGCTGCTCATCGTTACAATAAGCCATACCGCCAGTAATTACCGAGGCACCGTATCCGTTATCAAATTCAAATTTCCATTGTGTCCCACCGTGGAAAAGTTTACAACCTCTAAACCCTCTATGAGTTTGAAAATCTTTGCTTTCTTCCATTGTTTAACCCCTTTCTATCCCTTAAAAAAACAAAGCCATATTGTTTTACCTCTACGTTGGCCAATTACAGGCTCACTAGGCAATATTTTTTTAACATCTGAAAATAGTACTTGCTCCTCGTTCCATTTAAAAATGAATGTTCCGTTTTCTTTTAGCACTCGCCAGCACTCTGAAAGCCCTTGTTTAATATCGTCTTTCCAGTTAGGCCCTAGTGTTCCATATTTAGCTTTTAAATATGATGTTTCGCCTGCATGTTTTAAATGCGGCGGATCAAAGATAACTAAATAAAATGTTTCATCATCAAAAGGAATGCTTTTAAAATCTGCCACTATATCTGGGTTTACTACTAACTTTCTGCCGTCGCATAGCGTAGTGTCTAAAGTTCGGTTATCCATATATAAAGCATTTTCATTTTCCTTGTTAAACCAAAACATACGAGAGCCACAGCAAGCATCTAATATTTTCATATCTTTATTTCCCATTACTGTAAAACTCGCTCACTATCTAGCGTACCCATTCCTTTTATTTCATCGATAAGCGCCTCTTTTGCCTCATCAAATAGCTCTGTGTCGTTGCCAGCAATAATGCATAAGGCTTGCTCTGCCACATCGCACACAAAGGATAATAGCTCTACTGTATTACAGTTTTCTGCTGTGAGCGAGAAGTGCTTTCCGTCATATTCGGCTTTTATAGTACGTTTCATAGCTGCCCCTTAGTCATAAATTACTAGCTTTTCGATTTCAAGCTCTACTTCATCAACGCATACATCATGAGTGCCCTCAATCTTGCCGCAGTCAACTGTAATCTGATCGTTGACAGTTTGTAAGATTTGAGTTTTCAGCTCTTGTGCCTCGCTTTCGCTCTGTGCGTCGATTGCTATATCTAATCTGATTGTGCCTGTTAAGAACAACCTGTATTCTGTTTCGCTATTTGTCATGGTGTGTGATGTCCTTTCTGAAATAGCTTTCTAAATTCTTTGTATGAAATAGAGGTAGGGGCTTTAGGCTTTCCGTAGCCCCTAATTGGTGCAACTTTTCGGCGTTTAGGCTTTTGAGTGGTGTCGCACTCTCGAGCTTTTTGCCTTTCGTACTCATCGAGTAAGACAGTATTTTCATTAATTGGCTGAATAGTGATCTCGGCCCTCGGTCTGTCTTTGTCAATGCCTGCAATTTTCGAGCCGTCATAATTGACAATGTACTTATCATTATCAATCACGCCAGCCGCTTGCAATATGTCGCTAGTTGCTTGTAATAGTCCTACCAAATCTGGCCAATGCCCTCGGTTTTGTAAATAATAGCGGCACAGCACCGATACTGGCCCATGAACAGCCTGCACTCGAGCCAGCTGCATGAGAGCAACTTTCTCATATTCTTCAAACGCTTTTGACGGTAAGAGTACACGTTTATTATTGACGAGCGCTATTCTGCTGCCGTTTTTTTTCGTTCTTGGTTGGCCCTGTATTACAATTTCCAACTTTACACCTCTATATCTTTTAAATTATTTTCTAATTCTATGCGGAAAATTTCGTTATTTTACCCCATCTAGCTATTCGTTCGATAAATTCTATCGTGAGAATTTTAAGCTTGCCTTATAGGGCGTTTAAATGAATTTTTATCATCTGTGAGAGCCGCCCATAAAAACGGCCTCCTTGTATTCGCCACGCAATCGATCATATATACGCTGGCTGTAGTTGTCCTTTGTCCAACTATCGCTATAGTTAGTAGTGAGGATAATTGGCCGCATTCTGTTATAGCGGTCTATAATAATGCTTTCTACTTTAGCTGCCACCCATTCAGATTTTGAGTATTCTGCTCCAAAATCATCTAGCAGCAAGAGCGGTACATTCCGCAGTTTTTGCTCGTAACTCATGAACGCCACGCTATCGCCTTTGGATAAAGTAAGCATGTTATCTAAGAGATTTGGCATTGAGATCATCAAGCCCCCTTTGCCAATCGCTAGGGCCTCTTTTAATAGGCATACACCTAGCGAAGTTTTTCCTGTGCCAGCTGGGCCCCTCAATATAAGCCCTTTCCCTGTGTTCAAATTCTCCTCTAGGTGCTGTCTGTAGTCATTCACTATGCGATAGGCCCCTTGGTTTTCCTTTGGAAACGTTCCATTTTGTTTTAGCCAAGTGAAAGACATTTCATAGTAGCGTTTAGGAATGCCAGCCAAGCTATATGTATTGTTTATATCGGTCTGAATGATTACAGGCTTATCATAGATAGGCTTAATAAATTCATAGTCAGCTTTGGCCGTGCGCCCTTTCGTATTCGGCCTTCCAATCGACTGCCTCTTCTTTAGCTTTTCGATTGCTGCCGTTACATCTATTTTTTTCATTTCCTAACCTTTTATTTTTCAACACGCCCTCAACGTATTTAATTGAGGTTTTCCCTCTATCGTGTGTGATCTCGATAGCCTCTACTACTTGCTCTGGGCCATATTCCTCGGTAAGCATTTCTAAAGTTTCTTTTATAAAAGAAGAGATGTCTCCGAAAGTATTAAACCAAGTTGAGAATACATCGTTTTGAATTACTGTATTTTTATCTTTACTTTCCTTTACTTTACTTTCCTTTACTTTTACTTTACTTTCCTTTACTTTACTTTGTGTACTTTTGTATACATTAACTGGGGTTTCTGCAACATTAACTATAGTTTCTGCAACATTAACCATAGTTTCTGTATACATCATGTCAACATTAACTAAGTTAATGTCAGCATTAATTTTTACCGATTTTCTGCGCTCTGTGATTTTTAGGTATCTATTTTGTATTCCCTCAGACGTTAGGACTCGAAAATTATCGTAAATTCTAAATGAGAATAACCCTACCTCACACGCTCGATTTATTACATTTTTTACATAATCGGTATCGAGGTTTGTATCAAGAGCGATGAGTGCTATATCATCATCTTTAACATTCATGAAATAGCCCTCATCTCTATAGATCGCTGCGAATATGTATATCAGCACAGCAATAGAGCTGGCCCCACACGAAAGCATGATTTTTCTTATTTTTAAATCACTCAAAAACCCTACATCAAGAGGGAAGTACTCAACCCCTTTCGCTTTAGGTCTAGCCATTGTTAAACTCCTTATCTAACAGGTGATAACGTAATATAATCTCTATCGCTCGTCTTTCCATATAGCCCAATCTGTAGACCATAGTCTAAAATGCTTTTTACTGTATTAGCCGAAACACCTGTTTCCTTTTCGGTACGTACCATAAAGGTAGGTGTATAAGGAATATAGAACAGCTTTAACGCTGCGATATGATCCCTCACTTTCACCCAGTCAGCGCCGAATTGAGCGAGCATTTTGTCATTATTATTCACGGCCTACTACCTCGCCTGTGTTGGCGTCGATAATCTCGCCAGCTACGTTGTAGGTGTCGCCGCTTGGCTCTGCTGTTGGTTCGTCGTATTCTGCGTCGATAGTTTCACCGCTGAAATCAACGTCAAATTCGCCGTCTTTGTTCATGGAAATAACGCCGCCGTCATTACTTAATGCTTGGCTCATTTGAACGCTTTCAATGCTTAGAGGGCCGAACTTGGAAAGTAAGCGTTTGAGAACGGTTTTTTCAGCCATAACATTGAAATCAGCAATACCCCATTTATCGGTGCCGCCCTTATAGTTTTGGCTGTATTTTTTTGCATGCGCTTGCATTTCGTCAAGCGTCATAAATAGCATTTTTTCAAAGCCGTTTGTGAGTCTAAAATAGGCAAGATAACCAATGACTTTATCACCTGTACGATTGCCGAACTTAAATTTATCGAGTAAGCGGGTCTCGTATTCGAGCTCGCCCTCATATACTGTTTTGGCGCCAATATCAACGTATTGGCCGCTACGTTGAGCAAGTTGGATATACCCCTTATAACCAAGCTGGAACTGTGCAGCACCTTTATAAGGTACGATGTAGGCAAAACCAAGAGACTGATTGATTGGCAGATCCAACATAGCTGCCTGTGCCGCCGCCCCAATGACTGTGGCAGGGTCTGCTTTCATCAAGTAATTATTGTTATTTGTAACTGCAATAATACTGCTCATAAAGCCAGCTGCTTTCTTGCCTAGCATTTCCTCAAATTTTTTCTTGTATGCTGGGCTTTCGAGCATACCTTTTAATGTTTTAGCCTCTTTTGCGGCTGTGATAGTGTTTTTCTTTAATTCAATTCCTGTTGTAGTTGCCATTAGATTTTAATCTCCCCTATTACTAACACTTCATTTTCAAAGTCGATATATACACCTTTTATTTCAGTTGTATACTTAATTGCGTCCGCAGGCGTTCTGATAATCACACCAAACTCATCAGGAACGGCCTCGAGTAGTTTTCTTAGGTTATATACTTCCATCATTTCACCTCAAATCTACGACTAGGCTCACCCTGCTTGATGTAATTTGTATACATTTCTGGGTGATCGCTCTTAAATTTCTTACTGTCGAATGTTTCACGAGGTTTACTTGATTTCCAGCTAACATAATGCTCACCGCATGACCCTTTTTCGTTTTCGCCTAGAGCGTCTTTCAAGAGATTTTCAATGCCTCTCTTTTTACTTTCTAGCTCTGCGAGCTGTCCTTTTAACTCGAGATAATCAACAATGACATTGTTATATTGAGCTGGTAGCTCTACGGTCTTGCCGTTGCTTTGTTGATAGATTTTTTTAAGTGCCTCGCTGCAAGCTTTGCTATCGTCTGGCGCTGGCATGGTTTTAGTTTCCACTAACCGCCAAAATTCCGCCCCAGTATCTACAATAGCCTTGATAACTTCCTCATTACGTTTAATTTCTTTGTAATAGAATGTGTTTCCGCCTACGAGGCAAGCTATCCACCAGCTACTACGTCCAGTTACAGCCATGTAATGCTGACACTGAACATAATAAGCGTCTGGCACGCTGTCGCCTTCCCATTCCTCTTTTTTGAATGCGTTCGCCGTTTTGCATTCAAGCCCTGCGTCTTGGCCTACGATCTCCCTATCTATGTTAGCCAAGAGATACGGCCATTCCTCGCTTTGTAATGTGTAGTTGTTATTTCTAACTTTCCAGCCTGTACGCTTTGCGAACTCTTGGGCTACAATATCCTCTAGGATAGTGCCCCAATACATAGCCTCGGACTCTTTCTCATCGACTGTGTCGCTCGTCTTATCGAGCCATACATCGAGAGGGCTGCGCCATTGATTGACGCCTAGCACGGCGCTCATATCAGAGCCGCCAAGCCCTAGCTTGCGAACTTTTAGCCATTCTTCTCGAGTGGCGTTTTTGCTGTCAAAAATCTTTTTGAATGTCATGTGTGATGCTCCTTTCTTTGACTTTTAACGATAATTAATATAAAATTATGTTGTGTGATGTTCCTTTCACTTAGTGATTGGAATTAAGGGCTATTCGCTTTTTGTGAATAGCTCTTTTTTTATGCCAAAATACAGATCATAGAATAGATACTGTATAAGACAGCTAGAAATGTGCTCGCCATACATAGCGTTGCTAATACCTCGATTACCATTTAATTAAAGCCTCACCAGTACACCACCAATATGCAGTGGCAAAGAAAAAAACCAATGTTAAGAAAGTGAATAAAACCATTTGTAATTGAGTAGGCTCATCACTTTTGCCTAGCCGTCTAGCTTTCATCGTTTTTCTGTGTCTTGCTTTTAATTGTTGAGTCATCATTTTCACTATTTCCTTTCTTTAAAGTGATATACCAGTTGGCTTAGAATGTCGCCATATGTCCAGCCCATTAATTTATGAGCTCGCTTTAACTGCTGCACTCTCTTTTTCATGGTTTTTATCCCTTTCTTTTTTCCATGCCTCAAAATCTTTTATATTCTGAGGGTTATTGTAAAACTCATGTATTGAGTCTATAAATGTAGTCATTACGCTATATCCTTACATACTGCTTGAATGCCTCTAGCCGTTAAAATTTCATGAATACGCAAGCGTCCTTTTTGAGTCCATTTCGTCTGAATTTTACTGTCGAGTCGGCCGTCGTTTCTTGTAAAAGTAAATGTCTCAGATTTTGTATAGCCTTTACCCATTTCAGCTTTGTAGAGTATCCATTGATCGCCAACTTTTCGCTGAATTTTTTCATCTCGCAAGATATTGTTTAAGCGTTGAGCTGTTAAGTCATAGTCAGCAGCTACCTGCGTAGTGGTTAGTGTGCTTGTGCTGCTCAAAATTTCATCTACATAGTCCCTAATAGGTTGGAACTCTGCGATTTGTTGCTCTTGTTGAGCGATAAGCACTTTTTGCTCATTGATTACGTTATTAGCAATCTTTAAAGCTCGGCTCATTACTTTCTCTGGCGTGTTCCATTCACGCTCTACAGCGATGAAATACTCTCGAGCCTCTCGCCCTTTATCGTTTCTGGCTAACATACAGAGCTGTTTTGCCATTTCTATAGTTAAGTTATGTTCAAATTGTGTTTGAGGCATGATCGTTCCGTCGCTACGGAGGACTTTTTTGTCTTTCGTTGTATAGTCCACATTTTCAACAAAACCATACTCGCACATCCGACTAAACCATTTACTATAGGGCGTATTAATTTCTAGGAACATATGTAAATCTCTGCCGCTTACATATTGCTCATCATTCTTACTTACATTTACTGGAATTAGGTTCATTGTGTGATGTCCTTTCTACCTATAAAAAGTAATCAACTGTTACGCCGAAGTAATCGGCGATTTTTTTAAGGGTTGTAACGCTAGGCTTATAATCGCCTCTGCGCCACGCCGTAACAGATGATGTATGCAAGCCTAAATCTTTGCACATTCTATAAGTTGTTACATTGTTCTTTGTTAAGAGAACCTCAATTTTTTTATATTCCATTGCCTCACCCCTTTCTATGTGATAGAATTAGTTAAGAAATATTAATTAATTTCTATTACGTCAAGTTTTCTTAACGTTCCCTATGGCTATATAATAGCACAGAAAACTGAACGTACCTAGTAAACTTTTCGTAAATCTTTCTTAACTATTTTATAAAGTAAGGTCAGAAAAATGTACGAAAGATTTAATAATTTGTTGCGAGAAAAGGGGCTGACTGCATACAAAGTAGCAAAAGCTACTGGCGTGTCTAGGTCTACCCTTGCAGCATGGAAAAAGAAAGAATACACGCCAAAAATAGATAAGTTGCAAAAGTTAGCCAATTATTTAGGGGTATCGCTGTATTATTTAACTGGCGAGGTGGACGATTACGATATAATGCGTCAACAAAAGATAGACTTTATTCATCAATGTGGCGTTGATATTGATTTCACATTGTATGATGATGAGGCCGTCGATGATTTATATGTCGCATGCGCACTCAAAAAAGATGTGATCCATAATTTAGAACTGCCAGAAATAAAAAAAGCGCCCTCTACGCTAATGAGCATAGAGAGCGCCGAGGGGGTTAATTTAAAGGCGGTACTTGAAAAGGATAATATATTGTCATATGGTAAGCATATAATCACAGATGATGAAAGGGCTACAATAAAAGCGTTAATTGAGGCTTATTTAAAAACTAAGTAAAGGGAACATTAAGGGGAGTTATGTATTATGAAAAAGTTTATTATTGCTGCGCTATTGGCTTTATGTTTTATGCCAGCGCAAGCTATCACTTTACCAGATTTAGCCAATTATAATAGCTATATAGAGTTACCTAATGCGATGAATGAAAAGCAGTTTATGCCTATTGATGTACAAGTTATAAATACAGGTAACAATACGCTAGAAATCATTACACCAATATATAGCTATATGCCATTTTATAAGAATTACATCATCACGGAGTTTGTGAAACACTATTATTATGACTTCAATAGTCGCAGCATAGTATTGGAACTAACAGAAACAAACCTCATAGACGGCCGCAATGGTAAGGTATTAAAACAATCTAACCATAAGCCACCTAAGCGAATTGAGTTACAACCAAATACATATGGTTATTTAGAGGCTATGATTGCACTAGGTAACGCCCAACGAATAGGCAAGTTTACGCCACCAGCAGCCCAATAAAAAAGAGCCCCTATCAAGGGGCTTTATTTATATCTTAAAATCAAAAACCGCCGATGTATGCGTTCGGCGGTTTCTGGGCTGACAATGTCATCAAAAGTTCATATTAATATTATAACACCGAAAGGAATATCACACAATGACAAAAGACTTACAAACAGGCGTGATATACGCCAGATATTCAAGCGATAAACAAAGAGATGAGTCAATAGAGGGCCAAATAAGAGAGTGCACCGAGTACGCTCAGCGTGAGGGTATATTAATTACTAAAATATACACAGATAGAGCTCTCTCTGCTCGCACGGATAACCGCCCAGAGTTCTTGCAAATGATCCGTGATAGCGCTCATCAATCATTTAATTATGTGATTGTGTATCAGCTAGATAGGTTCAGTCGTAGCCGTGAGGATAGCGCAAAATATAAAGGCATATTACGCCGTAATGGTGTAAGAGTGTTAAGCGCTAAGGAACATATTACCAATGAGCCAGCAGGCATTATCTTAGAGAGTATGCTCGAGGGTATGGCTGAATATTACAGCGTTGAGCTTTCCCAAAAGGTACGCCGTGGCATGACTGAAAACGCTCTAAAAGGTAAGATGAACGGCGCCGCTATTCCTCTTGGCTATGACTTAACAGAAAGCCACCATTTAGCCGTGAATGCTCACGAGGCTAAGGCGGTAAGGTTAATATATGACTTATATCTCAAACAGCACTCTATAGCCAAAATTAGCGATATTTTGCACAGTAAGGGCTATCTCACTAAGAAAGACCGCAAGATTTCGCCTAGTGTGATTAAGAATATCCTATCTAATGAGAAGTATATAGGCGTGTATAGCTGGGGTGATATTCGTATCGAGGACTCAATACCGCCTATTATCTCGAGAAAGGTATTCGATGAGGTACAAACTATAATGCCTACACGAATTAAGAATAAAGGCCGACGCTCTGAAATGTATAATCTATGTGGCAAGTTAATTTGTGGCGAATGTGGCGGCCATTATATGGGCTCTACAGCCACATCAAGAAATAAAGAAAAGCACTATTATTATGTATGCACCAATCGCCGAAAATATCACACATGCACAGCCCCAAATATTCGCCGAGATGAACTCGAGGACTTAGTTATTAATAGAACGCTTGAAATTCTAAATCAGCCCTCAAATATAGCTCGTATAGTCGATTTAGTTATGTCTGGATATAATAACACTACCCAAGAGGCAAAAGTCGCCATACAGGGCATAAATAACAAAATTAAGGCTATTGATACAGAATTAAATAACTGCATGAGTGCTATTAAGCAAGGTTTTATTACGGAGCGCCTAAAAAGCGAAATAGAAAACCTCGAAAATGAGCGCAATAACCTATTAGAGCAAAAAGCGAACCATGAGAGCGCTCTTATACCTATCAAATTTACCGCTGATCATATCGAGTATTTCCTCGAGAGAATGGCAAAAGAAAACCCTACCACCAAAGCAGCCCGCTCTCGTATTCTCGATACTTTCATTAAGAGCGTTACTATCTATAGTGATAGGGTCGAAATCGTATTTAATTATAAGAATGAACTACCAGAATTTGGCGTTCAATCTGCAAGCGGTTCGCATTTTAGCGTTTTGGTGGGCCCACCTGGGTTCGAACCAGGGACCGACCGGTTATGAGCCGGTTGCTCTACCCCTGAGCTATAGGC